TGATTAACCAAAGCTGTGTGGACTTACGCATATGCTTTGTCCCCTGAATCACCTCACCCAACAAATCGCCACCGGTCGTTCTATTGGGACGGAGAAAAGAGAAGAAGGACTTTGGGATGAAAGCCCCCTTGAGGTAATCGAAACATTCGGAATTTAATTCCCCATATCGATCTGATACCCCAGTCTTCTCTTCTTGAACGACTAATCCAAAGCGTGCCGTAATTTCTCTCCATCTCTGGAAAAATTTCTGGTCCCCGCAGAAGATACAGTCGTCTCCATTAAAACGACCAACTCTGTGACAGTGCCGTTGCAGCTTACATCCCTTGCTGCAATTATGGTTCGGTCTAGACATTTCGAAACACGCTTTATTAAGTAAACATAAAAGCGGGAACGAGACTAAATTGCCCATCATGCTACCTCGCATGACTGGAGTCAGACTACCATCCTTATTGACCACTGTCACACCCTTAAAACTACCGATGAGAACTTCTCGTTCTTCATCGGACAATAAACTCTCCTCGGCGATAACTGAGATAATTGTCTCGACGACATCAACGTGAATGTTGTCAGTCGCAGACGCATAATCTCCGGAAATGATCGATTCACCCTTCTTTCGATCATTTTTTACCGCCAGGAAATCTTTTTCCCCGACTTCTCCACGCACCAACCAATTGAAAGAGGAGATATGATTGTACAGAGCGGTATGAACAGGTCTCAAAACCTGTTTAACATATGCGTTCTGCATTGTCACAACTCTTATCTTCCCCTTTGCTTTTGCAGTGCCTAAGCGTACATGATTATAAGGTAACGATCGATCTGGCATTGCTGCCAGCGTTCCCCCTAATATCGATGTGCGTTCAAAGCACCCTTGTTGGTCGGGCACATATAAGTCGCCCTTTCTACTCTCAGTGAGGTTCCTTCCCCAACCTCCTATCAATATACGAACATGTCTGCGTAATTCGCTTAGCCAGGCCGCCCTATCCTCGGGGCTTCCAACAGTCTGGCCTACAGACATTTTCGTCTTCCACTTCTCCTTTTCCGCCTTCTTCTGTGGTGCGTCACACTTATCACAGTCTCCATCAAAGAGCCTCTTACCTGATTTTAACATCAAGATAAGGCGATGGTACGACTTACTTCTCGGCTTTACCCGAGAGACGCACTCCTCCACATAAGAATCCCACTCTTTCCGCAACACCAAACAGCTCTTACCCTCGTAATTAAACACTGGGGTATACTGGCCGAGAATCTTGAATTCTCGCGAAACCAGCTGAGCTGCTCGCGAAAGAGCACCCGCTACTGACCGTGATGATCTACATCCGGCATCCGCATCGATCGAAGTTGAGCGCATAAATGCGTATCGACACGGTCCCTATAGTTGGAAATAAA